GCATCTCCTGACCTACCCACTGGAGCCATTTCTGGATATCCCCGCCGAATTTCAAATCGAGCGCGGTTGACTCGATGGCGTAGGTTTCCTTAATTCCAGCTATAGTCTGGTTGGAATCGGTTAGCTCGATGATATGAACGAGGATCGTGTGATGACCAGTGGTTCCATCGACGGAAGGTTTCTCGATTTTCAGCTGATACTTCGACATTGGTAACCTTTATAATCGAGCCAGTATTCTAACGTTGCTACCCGTCACTGGAGGCGTTGCGCCTGCGGAAGAATTCGTGTTGTCACCCCCAGAACCATTGATTATGACCACAGCTATAAGCGTTTGGCTATCGAAATTTGCAATTAATCTATTGGACTGAGAGTCGGCGGAAAATGGTCCAGTTCTGACTAGTTGTCCGCTGTTTTTCTGGAGCGAGTAGTAATAAGTCCCAGAAAGAGAAACCGAGCCTCCAGAAGAACTCCCATTCGGCGCGAACTGCTGATACGTGAACACTGTACTTGAATGGATGTTCAGAACTTGGAACGACCCATCAAACGACGAATCCGCTACGCCGCCGACGACCGCGTTCTCGCCGGGGATTATAGAATTCACGCCGGTCGTGGTCACGGTCACGATATTCCCTGACCGAACGATGGTTGAAATCGTATAAGAAGTCGGCAAGGTTAGAGTATCGTTGAACGCTGAGTAAGCAACGATGCTGCGGTCGACTTTCTGATGAACTCCTGAGGAGATTGTAACCGGGACGGTTCCTCCACTGGGAGATCCAAAGTTGACGGTAGAAGTGTTCGTCGTAGGCGCGGTCGACATCAGGTTGTTCAGAAACGAGGAGGAGGTCTCACGTTGATTAACGTCGTTCAACCGGCGCATGGATTGTAAGACATTCTTCCCTAATATTTCTAGAGCCTGCCGGATCGTCGCTGGGCCGTAGTTTGCGTCAGCATAGGCCTTCGACACCGCATCTCCAGGATTAGAAGGATCTCCGAGGTTCTGGATCGTGTTGCCGGACAGGTTCAGGTGGGATTTGACCGTGGTCGTTCCGCCGCTACCGATCAGCGAATCCAGAGCAGCGGTTATATTCTGTAAGGTTTGGTTCAGCAGGGTTAGATTAGGGTCGTCAAGATCGGACTTCTTGAACGTGACCTGCGGGATGGCTAGCTGGAGCGGCATCTTGGGGCCAATGACTAAACGCTAACCGCTTCTACCTTTCGCACGCCTCGACGAGCAGCGAAGTTCTCCGTGAAATCCCGGTCGTCGTCGGATAGGCGTTGGACTAAACGGAAATCCACATCAGCGTGGAGACTTAAATAACGTTCGAAACAACCGTAGCATAACCGGAGCTTCCCGACCTGGAACAGAGCCTTCGCGTGACATTCACGGAGATAATTTTCCCCGGTTTGCGTCGAGACGAGGTTGAAGCGATAACGGCATTGTTCAGGATCGCCGGTTGGATAGTAGGATTTCTTCATAGATTGTCGGGTAGCTCCTTTCGCTTCATGAGGTCACTAGTTCTGATCTCTGGTAGCCCTTAGCTCCAGCGTCGATTACAGGTTTCTGATCTATCTGTGGAGCGTTCCAGAATTGCAGGTTCCCCGTCGTTGTGGCGATCAGCCGAAACTGGCGCAACTTTATCGCCGGGAATCTCACTCGCGTTGGGGATTCTGATCTAGCCGCGTTAGTTGGCAGGGTGAATGAGTAATAAGAATTCACATTCCCGTCTGCGTAGATGCCGACTATCACTGGAGCTGTAGACGTGTAGTCGAAATAGCCTTGCTTGACCAGCTTAGATTCGTCGGTGCCGAACTTTATCCAGTAGGTGTCGTAGGAGTTTAGCTGAGCGGCTAGTTCTGCGGCCAGCATTTCCATCTGGTAGATAATCGGCGCGACAATCACAGATCCGCTCAACTGTGCGCTCAGACGATAAGCTTCTTGGCCGAATCCGGCGTTGACCGTGAACTGGAATTTCTGCCGAACTGCCCCGGTGAACGAGGGGAGAGTAATCGGCGCGACGGATCCGTTGTTGTCGTCGAACAGAAGTTCAAGCGTTAAGGACTGCCCGTTCGGATTGGCGTCGACCGTGACCATGTTGTACTGTTTCTGGTTGTTGGGGAGACTCTGGTCGTAGTAGGGAGTTTGCAGGGTGAATGAGATCGGGTATTTAACCAATGCTCCTGAGGCCCAGCCCGCATCATCGTAATCGCCAACCTGATCGACTGCGACTACGAAGTTCGTTCCCGTTTGTGAAGCTGAAGGCTGGTAGACTCGGGCGATCACTAGAGTGTTTGTATCGGCTTCGTAGTTGATCGCGTTGACGAATAAATCGTCATTCTTCCAGCGGTTGTATGTCGACCAATATACCAGTCGATGATTGTTCCCGTCTGTTCCTGGGTAGATCACGAACACTCTGTTGTTCCAGAACGCCATCTTCACCTGACTGATCAGAGCTTGATTCAACGGGATCAATGGCGAAGGGCTAGGCGTTGTAGGCTGATTCTGGAACAACCATTCGATAGTTGCTGAACGATAAGCGCCGTCGGTTCCGTTAAACTCCCGGACCCCGTCGAATCCTAAATACCAGATCGCCGACTCCGTCTGACACCATCCGAAACTCGCTGCGAGTCCGTGTTTCGATCCCGTTGGCTGGGCGACTGGCGGATTCGATGGATAGATCTGATACCAAGTAGACTTAGTCGCGATGAACAGAGTCCCCCGGAAATTAATAACCCCCATGATCGGATCTGAAGGATTCGACACTGGGATATAGTTCTGGGGTGGGAAGTTCTCTGGGAATCCGGGGTTCGAGAAATACAACAGATGAGGATTGTTGGGATCGCCTGCCAGCCAGACTTGGTTGTAGGCTAGAGCAACTAGATTGCATGGAATCGCTGGCTTCGAGAACACTTGAACCTGTTCTCCAGCTGCATGCGGAAGTTGAACACAGGCTTGAAACGAGCCCGTCCCCCCGACAGCTACGATAGTCTGTTCGAGATCAGAAACGTTGCCGATATTCACGATCTGCCCGACGACGAACGTCGCAGTAAGTTGCGTAACTGAAACGGTGATGGGGATGAACGGTGCGGTCGGGCTAAGCGCAGTAGTTAAGGTCGTGACGATAGGGTTCTGTAAAGTGCTGCTGACCGGGGGGTCATTAGCCAGGTTTAGCGGAAGCTGTTCGAACAGATCAGCGTCGGTGAAGATGTCATTGTAGCTGAAGGTTCCAGTTCCGATGACGTTAGGAATCTGATCAACCAGCAACCACGCAGGGCCAGGAAGCACTCCGCCGCGACGATAGATTCGAACGTGGGTTACGCGAGGATTCGGACTGTATTGCCCTTGAACGTTTATAGGTTGCCGGAGAACGATCAAGGTGGATATTCCCGCAGGGTTGTAGGTGGTTACTGGATAGTATTGAGATGAGCAAGGATTCGACTCAGTGTTGGTTACGGCGTCAAAATATGTATAACGATAATCATATCCGACTCCGCCGTAGGAACTTGGCCCAGCTCCACTCAGCGTATAAAGTCCGTTCAGCCCAATCGCCGTCGAACCTTGGGTGTTAGTGATGATCTGAATCTGCCAGCCGGTAACCTTCGACCAGTCCGCTCCCGGTTCGTCGGCGTTCCCGACCGGCAGGAAGTCTCCCTTTCGCATGTAGACCACCGACCATGCCGAAGTTCCAGTGCTGATGTTCACAGGTTGAAGCCGAGGGACCGATGGATCGCTGATGGTTAGAGGTTGTTGTTTTATCTCAGTCTGAGTGTCTTGTGGAAGGGTGAGTAGGCCGAAAGTGTTGGAATTAACCACGCCGCCAGCTTGACCTGAGACTTCGTTGGTCACAGCTTGAGCTGGAGAGGTCGTGCTTGGGGAGGAGACTCCAGTTTGGAAAGTTTGAGGCGTTATACTCTTGTAGTAATAGGTTGAAGTATAACCCGACGAGTTGACGTCGAATTGAAGTCTGATCTCCTGTACGACTTCCGGCGAGCCGACCTGGATGACTAGGACTATGAAATCATCCGGGGTCATGTTAGTCAGAACCGGGAACGACCCTGTGGTCTTGCCGATGCTGCCGATGGAATTCGTCGCCACAGTCCCGTTCAGGGCGTTGAACAAGAAGCTGTCCGTGGCCGCGTAGGTGCCGCCGAGGAAGTTTATAACGTTGAACTTGGTCGTGTCTTGGGTAGTATCGAACTTGACCATGAACTGGCCGGTGTGGTTGCTCAGGCCGATGCAGCCGTCTTGGACAAGCGCGGAGGAACCGTCCGTACAGGAATATTTCTCGTAGGTCAGGACGCCGGTGCCGCTGCTGCCGTTCACCGTAGCAATGGTCGTGATAGTCGTGATCGTGAAGCCGCTGGTGGTAAATCCTGTGCCAGTATCGAAGGCGTCAATCCCACCTTGGAAGATTCCCAGCGCTCCAGGGAGAGTATTAACGACCTGGGTCGGACCAAGAATCCCCCAGCTCACCGGGTTACCGATTCCAGAATCTTTTAACATGGCCAAGGCGTCGGCGATGAATAGATAAGGCTGCGCGGACTGGTAGCAAGGGGTGACGAGTGTGGAAAATTGCTGCCCAGATAAGTTGATAACCGTCCCACCGTAGATATTGGTCGGGGAGAGTTTGGTGAAGGGTCCTTGGCTATCGCCAGCCCTGCGCCAGAGCGTATTCGAAGAAGGTCCAGTTACGCCAACGTAACGCCAAGTAGATGAACCTGAGACCAGCCGAGCGATAGTGTTCGGCGGCCCGGTGAAGAAATAATTCGACGTTCCGATCCCTAGAGGATCTCGATTGATGATCAGCGAGCCGTAGCGAGAGCTAAGAGATTGTTCCTCGCGTTCTTCACAGGAATCGAGATTGAGATACCAGCCTTCGCCAGGCGGACGGTCAATTGTGTAGCGGGAGTATATTCCGCGACTTTGAAATATATATGGCCAGTTTTTGTATTTAGTGTCGGTGCTCATGCTGATCGCCTCTTAGCTTGTTGACCGGAATTCATCATCCCCTTTATCCAACGAGTCGTGGCCACAACGCCCATTTCGAAACGTTGATGGCAGTAGCTAGCAAGTTGCTCCGATCTTTCTTCACCATCTTTTGAGAACATATACTCCAGCGTTTTGTATTTGACGTAGTGTAGAACCAGATCCGGAACCGCAAAGCCGTCAGTCAGTGCCAGAGAGTCTGTGTCTCGGATTGAACACAACAATTCAACTGGGAAACTAGAACTAGGTTTACCCCCTACACCCCACCTATAATTTCCTCCACGATCTTCCCACCAATTTTTAGGGTAAAGTTGAAATTCCGATTGCCAGTTCCGGTCCTGCATTGTCAGTTGTTCCTGACTGACTTCGTACAATCGAGTCAGGGGAAGCGATGCGAACGATCCAACGGCTGTGTTCATAATCCCGTTGGTTAATTGGAGGAAGAATGCCATCCCGTTAGGCGCGATCAGAGGGAGCTGCGTCGGCGCTGATGGAGTCTGCGAGGACATCGGAGCGCTGTGGAGAATTCCGCTGCTTCCGCCGACAGAAACGATGGTCAGCTGCCATGTCAGGCCACTAGCCGTATCGTTGACCAAGATCCCGGTTGGAGCCGTGCCCGCGACCGGCGTGGTGTCGACGATTCCACTGTTGGTAACGATGATCTGCCAAGCCTGCGAGGCTGCGTCTAGGAGAATGAACGAAGCCGGAGGAATCGTAGCCAACGCGATCCGTTCGATCTCGATACAGGTTGAAGGGGTCGATTGGTAGATCTGCCCATAGGCTATGGATTGATAGAAGAACTGGAATATGCAAGGAACTCGGGCGAGGAATTCGTTCTGGGCTCGGGACAGGTAGCCTAGGACTTCGGATTGAGTGAAGAAGGGATCGCCTGCGATGGCTTGGGTTGAAAACGTAGGTCCAAATACGCTTGCGCCGGAGTTATGGGAATTCGCAAAAGTAGCCGTGATCGACGTTCCTGGTACGAACGCCGTTACAGTCACAGCTTCCTGATTAGGCGTGTTGGCGTCGACGATGATCTGAGCGCCGACGTAGATTCCTAAGGTCGAGCCGATGGTTACGGTTTCTGGACCTACGGAAGAATTCTGGGTAAGAGTTGTCTGCAGAACTGGTTCTAAAACGTGGTAGGAAATCTCGCACAGCAAAGACCAGACCGACCGACTTCCTAAGCCCGGATTGGCCAAGACACGTCTCCCCCGCCAATACTGTGTTGACCTTACGCGGTCGTTTGTGAGACAGTATGGCTGAACGTGTCGGATTTTCTCAGAGGGCCGACCTCTGGCAAGGAATGGCCCTTCAAGTTAAGCTACGACGGCTTCCTTCTTGATCTCCTCTTTCTGATCGTTCTTGGCTTGATTCTGTTGAGTCTGAGTTGCTAACTGGGGCTGAGGTTGAACGCCTTGAGGCTGTTCAGGCTGAAGTTGAATCCGTGGGCTCTCAGGTTCCTTCGCCGAGAGCGATCCAGTTCCACCACAGATATCACAGACTGACTTATATTCCGACTTTCCATCCCAAGGCGCGACTGAGCCGACCATTCCTTCCCCATCGCATTTCAAACATTGAGCGATATAACCTGAGACCAGACAGAATTTACAATAGGTCTTCAACGGCGGAGGGAGTTTGGAATTCCCACAGTGTTCGCAGACTCGGATCGGACCTCGGTACTTCGCTACGTCGATGTGATTGTCATTAATCATTTTTGAACCTCGGCTATCCATGTTACTACGAATCGACACAATAAAGCTCTAGTTTCCAAGACAGAACCAGTTAATATGCCCAGTATCGCTGCCTACGCTATCGGTCGGAGTTACCCCAGTGGTAGAAGTGACGAAACTTAATATCCCAGTCATGGTGCCTATTCCATTCCAGCTCCCAAAGCACTGGGGGGCTACTGCATAAGTTGTCGCAAAGTTTTGTCCTGGACAAGTTCCAGAACTCAACGTACACGTACCTTGATCGCTGATCTGTAGACGGTAGTTCTGCAACTTCATGGCTGCCGAATTTCCAGATAATTGGGTAGTGCAATAATTGACAGAAGGGTTTCCAGCTCCACTAATCAGGGTAGGAAGAGCGCCCCCAGTACGAGGACACCACTGAATAGTACCAAATGCTATAGCATGCACGTAGCCATTAGTCAACGTATTGCTTGACGCAGTTATAGTAGTGTTTTGTACGTTTAAGCTATCACCAGAGAAAGTTATGAATTCCGGAATAGTTCCAACACCTGTGTCCGCCAGCATCAAACCCCCAAGCATGGTTATATTATTATTACTACCAGTAGACTTGATAAAATCTCCAGTCGATCCAACGCCATTCATCTCTAAGTGAACTCCATTTAGTGTTAGATTAATAAAGTTCGCAGGCATCACTATGCCAAGTGAACCAGTACCTAAATTTGTCTCTATGTCTGTGCCTTGGATATAAACGTCCACAGACGTGCCCAAAAGGATATCTTCTATCGTATTTTGAAAAGTAGTCCCTTGGAGGATCCACATCACGCTCCCCGCATTAAAGTTGACGCCAATACCATTGTTAGCGATCATTGGCTGAACAAAGCCTGAATCAAAAGCGTTCATGATAGCAGCTGTACCCCAACCCTGCATTGCGACATTTTCAAATATCACGCCTTGTGTTGGGAAGTTCGGGCCATTGCCGACGTTGGCACCAACAGTAGTGCTGGTAGCCCCTGAAATATTACAATTCATATAACATAGAGTCAGGTTGGAGATCACTCCTGGGTGGCCATTAATACCCAAATTACCTCCCCAATTAATGACGAACGCTGTCCCCGTGCTACTACCTGTCCAGTTTAAACAGGTTGGTCCTGAACCAGCTCCAGTGAGATTGACTATCTTGCCTACAGTGTTGAACACGATCTCTGTGGAAAAATTATAGCAAGTAGAATTAGGGGATACAAAAATCGTGCCTCCTGGGGACGGTAGAGATGCATAAGCTAGATTTATTTCAGCTCCTATGTCTGCTCCACCTCGGGATAATGCAGAGTTCACATACTGAACGCCGTTTAGGATAGAGGTTATAGTCGGCCCTGTGGTCGTGGTCGTGCCGCTGAAGGTGTTGTTACCCGTGAATAGATTGTTAACATCTAGTGCAGCGAAGGTATGGCCTTGTGAAAGTAAGAGGGAAGATAGGATCATCAGGACTACGAAAGCAGCGAGCAGTTTATAGGGAGTGGTCATGTTCACCTTTTCGGGATAGAATTCAGTCCTGTAATCCCGCCAAAACTTCGACTGAACAACAATGGATCCTTGCGGTCTTCAATCTGGGTCATTCTCTGAGCTAAGGTTAAATAAGACTGGTAGAGAGTCATGGATTCTTTGAACTCCGCTCCTGATTCCTTAATTCTACAGAAATGGGCACTGTACATTTCAAGCGCTTCAAAGAATTCGTCATGGAACGGAACTACCTCGGTCCCAGTGTAAGGCCAGTTATCAGCCGTTGGATAAGGAATAGTTGTGATACTGACCTGTGTAGGAGCATTCGGAGCCGGATGGACGAAAAATAACCCACCGAGCCCGACTGGCCCCCAGCGTTGTGGGATAGGGGCAGTATCCGCTTCCCATGATGATCCCCATGAAGCTTGTTCGTAGTCCATAGAGAACAAGGAAACCCGCCAGAGCGGGGAAGATGGGCCTTGGATATCCGTGATCAGCAACTGACCTTTAGGCATCTGTTGCCAGACTGTATTTGGAACGAGGTTGAACGGTTGGTTGACCAGAAAGTCCGGACGCCCGACTAGGATCAAGAGATCATTGCAGGCTTCGATCAGACCAGAATAGAGTTCGTTCGAGAGATTCCAGAAAACAGGAGGATTGTTCTCTTCTAAACGGTTGATGACCTGTCCTGCCAAGACGCTGATTGGAGTGGTTCCCATATCTTATTTCTTGCCTAGGATAATATCATCATATTTGAGTTTTCATTGTGAGTATTTCGTCTCTATTGAATTTCCCAGAGCCTGTGGTAAAGTGTCAGACCTTTTTATTGAATCACCACGTTTGCGCCTTGCATGTTTACAGTGCCGGTAAAATTCACCTGATTACCCGATGCACCAACCGGACACATCCGCATATAACCTGTAATCGGCTTGGGGCATTGCGCCACGGTCGGAGCAATTGGGCCGACTCCGAGAGCACCGTAGGAACCGCTAGCCTTGACCCAGAGCACGAATCCACCAACCATTAAGATTACCAAGAGAACGATTTTCATCGGGCATCTCCCTCCACTAAAAAATTACCCGCCATGAACCATGCTGCCGGAGAGCTGTTAGTCACACCTGCCGGAGCAATCGCTGCACCCATTACGATATAACTTCCGCCGCTGTCAAAACTCGGTGTGTAAGCTGCGGGAGTAACTCCTAACCGATATTCAGAAAGATCGTCTGCGGTGTCGTTAACCCCAACAGCATACGGAGTAAGAGCACCGAGCGCAGTATCTACACAGGCAAACCAGACAGAATCATTATTCGCCGCTGTAACGTTGGATACACTCGTGGAGCACTGGCCTGAAGCTCCTGCCGACGATCCGACCGCTGCAAAAGTCGTAGTGCCACCAACCGTAGAATTGCCCTGAAATTCTCCGCCGAGCACGGTGCCAAAGTTAGAACAATCAGAAACTCCGCTCCCGGTGAACGACACCGTAAAGGTTGCGCTCGAAGTATTGGGAGCGATGAAACCAAACAAGGCACTCACGTTGCCAGTCGTGTTGCCCAGTGGAGCAATCAACTGCGTGCTGTTTGTCCAGCCCGTAGCCGTCAAGGTGATAGCCGTAATCGTCCCACTGGAAGGATGGCAATCAACCGCGAATAACACTGCATCTCCAGTTCTGGCTGGAGTGCAGGAAAAAGTCGGTGTGTTGCTTGCACCAGTGAGGATAGCGCTGGTCGAACAGCCTCCGCTAATGTAGCCTATTGGTATCCCGGTTCCCTGCAATGCAACGGAATCCGGTGAACTGGTGGCGTTGGTTGTAAAAATGAGTGAATAATTCTGACTTCCGAGCGCGTTCGGAGTGAAGGTTACGCTCACCGTACAACTGCTCGTCGCGGCCAGCGTAGAACCGCAAGTGGTAGAAGATTTCACATACTGCGAATTATTGGTGGCGATGCTGACAATGTTGAGTGTGGCGTTCCCGGTGTTGGTGAGCGTTGTTGTCTGCCCACCAGAAGTCACGTTTAGGACTTGGCTGCCAAACACCAGCGTAGTCGGAGATAAGGACACAATTGGCCCGGTCGCAACTCCCGTACCCGTAAGATTTATCGTGTCCGGGTTGCCAACGTTATCTGGCACGCTGATGGTCGCGGGCTTCGATCCTGCTGAAGTCGGACTGAAAGTTACAACGAATGTGCACGTCGCATTTACCGCAAGATTCTGACCGTTGCAGGTGTTACTCGATATCGCATACTCCGCATCGCTGGGCGATCCTAGAGTGCCGATATTTAGAGTTCCGCTCGTCCCGTCGTTAGTGATGGTCACCGTGATCGGGCTGCTGCTTGAGCCATCGTTGATCAAACCAAAAGCGACCGGAGACGGGCTGTACTGAAATCCTGGGCCGGACGATGCGGTGTACTCATAAGTCCCAACGTCCCAAGCTCCGCTGGACGGGCGAGTATTGGCGGTAGTTGCTGGGCAGGTATTTACGTGAGTGCTTGTGTTGTAGAAACAGGCGTAGGTTGTGGCTGATTTACAGGCCGTCGCTGCTGCACTTAATCCTGCCGTGGCTAGTGCCGCACAGTAACCGCCCGTTTCATTGGTCCCCACCCCTACCGTAGAATTGGTCGAAGCCAGCGGAGAATAAGCATAAGTCTCGCTGCTGGTGTACTGATCGAACTTTGGCGTAACGTTGGCATCCGAGTAGGTCGGACAGGCCGTGGTCGTCCCGCCAGAAGTATTCGACTGGCATAAATTAGTTGTGCTTACCTGCGTGCTGCATCCCGTTCCGATGGGTGTTGAGGTGTCGTCGATGTAGTGCTCATTGGTGTCGTTCACGGCTGCGGCAGTGTACCCGGAACAACGAATGATGACTTGGGAATAATTACTCTGCCATGTGTTGTTGAAGAAGGTGTAGGGGCCATTGGCGTTTGACCCCGCCGTACCTCCTATATTCAGGTACTCCAGATTCCCGATGTCGTAGCCTACATTGTTGAAAATGTAGTCCGTCGTGATCGTGCTGCCATTGCATCCGTAAGAACTGATCCCAGTGTTGCACGGCGGCGAGAACCACAGGAAGACTCCGCCACCGCTCGTGATCCCTGCCTCTACGTGGCGAAACACGTTGTTGTAAATGGCATTCGCGGTGGTCGGGTTATCCGGGATGCCTTCAATCATGTTCGAGTGGCCGTTTTCAAAAAAATATTCGTAAAGGTTGTCGTGGAAAAGATGAAGCCCATTAGCGCCGCCTGGGGCGCACTGCGTCGTATAGCGAAAGACGTTGTAGGCTACGTTGTAGAATCCACTAAAACAAAGGCCCTCCCCAATAGGATCGGAGTCCGCAAAATCCACCACGTTGTTGACTATGGTTTCTCCGACGCTGCTGTTGTTCACGCCACCTTGAAAAGCAAAATTGTTAAAGCAGTACACGCCAGCGCAGTTTTGCCCGTTCTGCACGCCGAACTGCGGGTGACTCGATCCGTGAATATAGAGATTTTCTAGGGCGAGCGGCGGAACCCCACCGGAGCAGCCGGAATTGCACATGCTGCCGTATCTCACGTAGGTGTCGTTGCCCTGAACTACAAAGTTCGGGGAGCCTTGTGATTCATTGCAGATCCCCAGCATCTCAATGTTGTCCACGATGTAATATTTCAGGCCGCTTACATTCAGCAGGTTGTCCGTGCCGCCCGAAATCTGATAGACGCAGGCCGAGACGTAATTGCAATTCTGACTGGCATAGCCCGTACCGTTTGCATAACAAGCCGTGCCTGTGGCTGCAAAGCACGTTGCTCCATCGGGCATGGTTCCCAGAGTCGAGCCGTTGCACGGTGAATTGTCGGCATTGAAAGCAGGACGGACCCATGATCCGCCCGAGTACCATGACTTATCTACTCCGACGTAGATGGGATTCGTACTCGTTCCCATTGGGTAGGGCGAAACGCTGAAGTTCCACGTTCCCCCGGTGTATGGAGTGGCACCATTATTTCCAAAGTGCCACATATCTCCACCGCGGAATATGATTCCGGTTCCCGCTGGTAGCGTGGCGCTTTGCACCGTCAAACAATTACTCGCGCAAGTTGGCATCTGTGGGGCGTGCGCCCAAGGATGTCCACTGGCTTCGCTCAATCCATCATTCGAGTCGGAACCATTAGACGCCACAAAATAACAGCTTGTCACTCCCAGACTGGCAAGCGTGACCAGCGTTCCTTGCGGGTTCGCTGGATTCGTATAGTTAGCACCAGACGGACATGTCCCGCCAGCTCCAAATGACGGGACTATGAATAAGAGCGGGATAAGCCAGCGGAGTTTCATTGGAGAAGTAACGCCATTGCCGCTTGCGGGTTTGCGGTCTGATTACCCGTCCCCGTTGATGGTAACGTAATGGTTGTGCTAGACACCTGCCCTCCCGATACCGTAGCGGTCAAAAACCCTTGCGAATATGGCATTGGCGTTTGCCCATTTTGATAACCGATTGCATATTTTATTGTGGTTCCTGCGCTAACCAACATCAAAATCGCATTGCCTCCCGGCCAATTTACAGTACCTTGGGAGCACGCAGAGTTCGTCGCGCTCGTCCAGCCAGTGGAGGCCTCGACTGCCGCCGTAGTGCTGCACCACACCTTACCCGCAGTATCAGCCAGTCCCCACGAAGACGGGTTTGTTCCATCGGCAGTTGATATGTAAATCGTCATATGGGTAAAAGTGGTTGCCGGAATGTAAACTGTGCCGAACTCAACCGTGTTACCAGAGCTGGTAAAAATCTGAGTATCGCAACCGCCGCCGCAGCCTGCTGAATTGAGCCAGAAAGACAACTGATTTGCGCCTATTGCTGGCCCCCGTCCGTGAACGTAGTTGCTTCCGTTGGAGCAAATCTCTACGCTTGTTCCCGGCGTGATCGGGAATCCCGTATAAGCCGTACCGTCCAGCGTTAGGCTATTTGTACTCAAGAGTAAATTGTAGGGAGCTGACGCCAGCGAGTTACTCACGATTTCACAGGGCATGTTGCCGCTAACGAGAGCAGGAGCGCTGGCGAGCAGGGTATGCGTCACCGCAGTTGATGAGGAAATTGTGTAGATGATTTCCGTCTCTGGCGTCGTCGCGTTGGAAAAATCTCCTGAAACTGTGGAGTAGTTCGCCGTCTTGGTGAGAGGTGTGATGGTTGCAGGAGCACCCGAACCACCGCCGCTTCCTCCACCTGAAGGGGTTCCAATAAACATCAACTGATCGGTAATTGTGTTTGAAGTGCTGGCGCTACTAAACGTCGCAAACGTGTCGAGAAACAACGCTGCCGTAAGGTCGATATTACTGGATGTCGCTGTGTTCGCGTCAGAGTAAGTAGTAGTGACGACACTGCCTGAGGTAAGATCAATGGCCGCTACTCCGTGGCAGATTAAGTTGCCGGTTGAGCCAGTGGTCTTTGTACCGCACTTTAGGTTGGCGTTAAATTGATTGTTAGCTCCGGTCACAGTAGTCGCGCTTGCCAACGCTGCTAGAGTTACGACGGTTCCTGAGCCGCAGCCCGAGACGGTACAAAGCTTGAACGTCAACGTAAGCGAAGGCGTTGATGTCGTGCTAAATATCCCTGAGCTATGGATAAGCGTTGGAAAGCTGGCCGAATTTAAGTATCCCGCTGTAAGAGATAGTTCTTGAAGCTGCTGGGCAGTCGTAACGCTATTATTCGCTGTGACTGGCGTAGTGTTCGATACTGCTAAGGAATTCAAACATCCAGTCGTACTTACGCCTCCATTTGCTGTTGCACAAACTGGCGTTCCAACTGTTGTGCTGATTGTCGCAGCCGAAGCAAGTCCGGTATCGGTTCCTACAATAGCTTCCGAGGAGGTAACCGTGCTCGCAGTCGCTGCTATAGCAACCTGCCCAGCGGTCATGCCAGACAGACTTCCGCTAATCGTATTACAGCCCCAGGCGTGTGTTGTCGTGTTATACGTCAGGGCGCTCGTTCCAGCCGAGCAACTTGGAATCGCAACGTCCGTTGGGGCTGCCGTGCTGCCTGTTTCGTTCTGATAAATAGAGTCGGCGGCTAAGGTTGGAAGCTGGGCTAGTGTTGCATTTCCGGTGAGTCCGGTAAATGGAACGCCAGTGAAGTTGGTCCCTGTCAGTGTCGGTGCCGTGTTGCAGGAGAATCCTGTCGTGGTTGAGAATTGCATGACCCCGGTGCAGGCCGGGAATGCTGCAAAGGTCGGGAAGTAAATCCGGTCCCAGTTAGTCGCTGCATCGGAGTATACGAAGCTGGCGAAGTTGTTGAGGATCGTGCAAGTGGAAGCGCCGTCGCACAGATCGGAATGGCCTGCGTTTGGGGTGATTGTCATGGTCGCGCCTTCGGTATTTCTCAGAGCGAAACCGTCGTTATTGGTGAATCCCGATGAGGCCAGAGATGGCAGAGCTAAAGCCGTACCCGTCGTCCAATTCAGGAAGTTAAAGCGATCAGTCGTTAGCAGTGTGACCGGATTCGTCGCATCAATCGGCACGCCCGCTAATTGCCACACTTCCGCTGCTGCGGCTCCTGCTGATGGAGTATTCGTTAGGAATTGCGGAACACTATTGGGTGCGGTCGGCCCTGCTAATCTTGCCGCTGCTGGCGTGGCATTCTCGTAAATGATGTCTCCGAGCGTGGTCATGGGATTCGCAAAACCGCTTGTCTGCGCCACGCAATCGCTGGCTTGTGGCGTGAATACGTAAGTGGCTGTGTTGCATCCGGTTAGCCCTTGAATCAAAGTAGCGGCCTGGCCTGCCGTGGCTGCCGTGTCTGCCGCGCTCGCAGTGCCATACCTAAATCCAGTGATGCTGGTCGTTGAGATTGCGCCTGCGCTGGTGATCGCTAGCGGGAGTGTCGCACTTAGGCCCGCACTGCCCACATCGGCAATCGGAATAAGGTTCGTACATGTGCTGCTTAAATTCTTGCTAGCATCGGTGCAGATGGGAAGTGAGGCTGTCAGGCTACTGTCGTTGAATAGCGGTGCAGTTACTGAAGTCCCGGCAGTGGCTGCACCCCCGATGCTGAAGGCGTGCGTGACTAAATTGTCTACAAAGAAATTGGCAGCACCATTGGCGGTATAGGTCGCCGCTGGTCCGTTGTACGACCATGCGGCAGTTCCATATAAGCGATTGCCCACATCGTAAACGTCATCTACGATGGCGAACGTTCCAGCATCATGTTCCGATGCCATCATGTTAACGGTAAGCGCAGTCAGAACATTGCTGCTTCCGCCGATAACGTCGATTCCATACTGGGTCTGCTCATAATTTAACTGCCCAATGTTCATCCCCGGCGAAATTCCGCTTCCTGTGGGATTATTGATCACGACACAAACTTCATCGTAACCACAAATAAGGTGTTGCACGGCAGCGTGTTCAACTAACGTCAAAGCGGTAGTAAAGCCATCAGCCCGCAATGTTCCAATGTCGATCAGGTCGGGATTCCCGGCACCGGGAGCGATCACACATACACCGCCTGCGGTCGGAACTGCCACGGGGACGCTGCCCACATCGCAACTATTGAATCCCGGCATCGAGAGTTGGCCAATGGCTACTGCGTTGATCGCGCTGTAAAGTGGATTAACCGTCCTACGAAATGCGATTCCATTGACGATCAACTTGACGGCAGTGTACCCACTGTTTCCGCCCGTGGATGATCCAGCGCCCGCGATTAGATCGCAACCCGTGCTAGCGGTTTGAATCACCGTGCCGCCTTGGGCTGCCCCGTTATCTAAATTTAGCGCGGGCGTGAGGCCTTCGATGTCTACAACTGCGAATGGGGTATCGACGAAAGTTGCGGTGTTGATCGTCGGAACCAGAATCATCGAGGTTGCGGCATTGGAGGTCTGACAAGCGGTGTTTACGTTGAATACCCCAGAGGGTAGAAGAATCTTTGCTTCGGTCGATGTCGTAGCCGTGTTAACTGCTGCTTGCAGTGCAGCACCATCATCGTGATAAACACCTTTGCCTGCAGTGGTTGGCGCAGAACTGCAAGCCGGGGAGATCGTCAGATTCCCTGTCGCGACCGCTGTGATCTTGCTCACGCAATCACTCGTACTCGACCCCGGACAGTGTTGTGTTCCGGTTGCGCCTGCACCGACGATACACACTCCCTGATTTACTGCAAAGTCAGTGATCGAGGCGACATTAATCGAAGTTGTGGTGCTGGCTGTACCAGAAATAGTAGTGCTAAGATTCGCGCCGGACGAAACGACGAGCGCTGACGATGGAATGGAAACAGTTGGATTGATCGGACCTGAAACTAGGTTCTGCGCCGAAATTGCCGAGATACTAGAAATTGTTCCGGTTCCGCTGGTTGCCAGCGAGGCCCCGCTTCCCACCACCATTGCTGCTGATGTATTCGTAGCTGAGGTAATCGCACTGAAGGCAGGGGCCGATGCCGACGATCCGGCAAAGGCCCACGCCGATCCAGTATAGATACAGGCTACAGCGTTCGTCCCGCTACCGGTCGTACAGTCACTGGTTGTAGATCCGTCAGAGACCGTGGCGAAGAAGCCACGGGATTTTCCGGTGGGTAGAGTAGCCACAGTGTAGATAGTAAGTCCGCCACCCCCACCGCCCGGACCTCCACCACCGCCTTGTTGAGCGAACACGGGGATAGCCAGTAGGAATAGGCTTAGACAGAGGTTAAGTTTCCTGCTACACAATTGCGAACGAGACATTATATTGGTCTCCACTTGTGCCCAGCACGAACAGCTCAGACATCGCGAATGGGTTGCCGAAAAAGTTTTCAGTCGCGGAATAGTAATAGGGATTAGCCAGAGAAGCGACCTTCGGCAGTTTGAAAATCCGGCGGAACGTGGCGGACATGTTATAAGAGTTTCCAATATAGAGGAAATTCCCAGTCCCGCCGTCTTCGAGGGTTACCAGAAGATTGTTCGCGGTCGTGTTAGGGATGATGAAGGAGCCCGTGCCAAACGCTCCGGAGACGTGGGAGTTTTCAGTCACGACGCCTGGGCCGCCACCGACACCGGTTTTCTTATAGCCTAAGGTAACGGTGTTAACAGTGGTCCCGCCAATACTTGTGATTAGGACGTCTTCTGCGTTCCCTCCGGCAGGATCGACAATGAGCGCGTTCATTCCAGCGATGGACTGACCAGCAGGACCGCCGAAGATGGAAGTAGCATCACACACGCTGCCAGTGGTTACAGTGGCCGTTCCTAAAGTAAGGGTGATCGGAGCCTTGGAAGGAGCGCCGATCCCAGCAGTGATCCACGAACCGACTAAGGGCTGAGCGACGGTTGACGATGCCAGCGTAAAAACTGCAAACGAGCGGAATGCCATTAGCTCTCCTCTTGGTCGTTTCGGTTCTGTTTCCCGGTGAAAGCTGGATGTTTCAACGTGTTATTCCCACTACCCCAGCCATAACCTCCGACCTCAGGGCTGTACTTAGCAGCATCGTGCATTCGTTCTGGTGAAGCTCGACGGCGGGTGACGGTGACGTTACACGGGGAGGACAGCATGCCTGGGTAATTACGCTGCCGTCCCTTTGGCTGACGGGATGGAGTACAGTCGATGTGAGTTTCCATGGGCATGGTGGAATCGCCGACGACTGAAGTTACGGAACGGGAATTGACGGAGAGAGGATGCTTGCCGGAATCGCCTTCGACGTCGCGGCGGTAACCACGAACGCGGTCGGATTCAGGAGTGCGGACTGGTTTAACCATTGTTCAAGTCTCCTTAAGCGACCAGTAATTTATCCTTGGTCGTCGGTCCTACGTTAACGCCGACCATGTCGTCTCGCTGCTCAGGTGGCGTCCATTTCCACTTATAATCGTGTCTGATGTCTCCTGCCCAGTTCTCATGCTGCGGCGGCGTATCGAGAGCTTCCTGAGTCAAACAATGAGAAGCATGATGGACGAAGCCAAACTTCTTCTCAGCGGCTCTCAACTCCCGTTCGGAGTTAACCTTGACCGGCTTGTTGTTCTCGTCGCGGACGTGTTGCAGGGTGAGATTCTCGAATGGATTGTGGGCCGGGCCACGTTTCATGGCGAATCTCGTCGGAGCCATTCGAGTGTGAACTCGGGAGATTAGACGTTCGAGGTTCTTCGAGTCACACTTCGGACAAGCGACCATGGCTTCGTGGGCCTTGGTCAGGATCAAGGCTTCGAACTCGATATGACAGTCTAAACAACGTTCGTCGAATATGGGCATTGGTTAAGCGACTCGCTTTTGTTCCTGTTCCTGTTCACGTTCCTCAACCCAGGACCGTTTGATCTCCAAGAGAACCTTGTGTGTCCAACCTTCCGCTCGGCGGATATTCCGTTCTGCTAAACTCAACCAAGGCTCTCGCAGCATCCGTCTCCATTCCTGAACTGATCGATTCCGTAACTGCATAAGGAACCAATAAGCCAAGGCTTGGTCGGAGATCGACATCTTGAGATAGAACTCGGAGATATGGTATTCGAGGCTTAGGGGAGGGAACTAGGAGAAGTGAAAATTTGTTACCAGTCGCCGTCGCTGTTGGTCGACGATCCGACCGGGTGTAACACGTCGTAGAACGCATCGCCGGGATCGACCATGGGCATCTGCTCCCAACGCTGGACGACGTCCTGACGGTAGAGTTGTTCGTCGGCCTGTTCCATGGCCATTAGCTCCCCGGCGAACTCCTGCATTTTGGTCCGGGAGACCGCTAAGGCAGTCGCAGGGTCGTAGTAGGAATTCTCCTTCGGGCGATAGAGCAGGCAGTCAGCGATAGCGCGAGCCACGAGAACGTCCGAACGCATGAACGCTGGAAGCACGTCGGAGTCGTTCACGAGGTTCGGCGGCTGGGTATAGGCGAGATAAGGAAAAGTCTGCTGAATCATCGACGCCGGGTAGAGTTCGAACTGGAAGTTTCCGTTCGGATCCGGAGGCATCGAGGCCAGACCCCAAGGATACAATATCTGCAGCCGCGAGGGGTCTCGGGCGTTCAAGGTCGCCTGATTCAAGTTGACCCACATCCGGCGTTGAAGCTGGAGGTTGATGCATTCGATGATGAACTTTATGTTCGGGATCGAGTAGTATTGCTGGACGATGAAGTAGCCGGTTGAGGACTGGGAAGGCGAGCCCCACGGGAGTTCGAGGGTTAGGGTGGTGGAATTGGGAACCGCGATGATGTTGTAGATCGGGTTTATGTAGCCGACGCGAAGGGACAGTCCGACTAGGGAAGAGGTGAAGTTCGTGCCCGTGCCAGTGACAGTAGCGGAACCGTTGGTGACTGCGATGGTTCCGGTTGAGTAGTAGGCTGGAGAAATTATCTGGCCCTTTCGTAATGTCCCTACCCATAATCTTTTATCTATGACTGAACGCAAAGCGTTATTTAGAAAAGTTTGCACCATGCTAACGCTACAAGAGGGGTTCCAAGAAAGACATTCTCCAATCATTTGTCCGAAACTCTGTTGAGCAACATACGGCTGATTGCCGTTCGGGCCGATCTGATTCGGTATGGCTTGAGGTGGAATGATCGGCATATAAAAACCTAATGGGCCTCAGCTCCCTTCGAAGCTTTGGCCCATTCTACGCCTTCTCGGGGAAGAGAAGAACGATTAAACTTCTTCGACCTCAACTTATCTCTGACACATCACGAGCGCTGTCCATGAGTAAGTGGTCAGGTTCGTGCCCGCAGCAATCTCGACAGAATCCTCCGGAGCCGCGCCCACGATCAATGGAGCTGCAGCGCCAGCGTCCGCACCGGTCGAGATATTCGCGTGGTTGAAGTTATATTCAAACAGCGCGTTGGTCAGGCCAGTTGCGATGACCGTGCCGACGTAACCGTTCAGCGCGGCTCCGTTGGTCAGGCCTTGGACCATCACTAAAGTATTGACTGGAAAATTCTGGACGGCGCTTAGAGAAACCACGTTCGACGTCAGAACGCTGTTCGTTACGGAAGCCGAGAAGCCAGTAGTGATGGGCGTCCGGCCTTGCGTGACCATAGGAACAACGGATCCGGTGGTTTCTGAGCCAGTGGTGACGTTGGCATGGTTCAGGTTGAACGTGAACTGGGTCGCGGAAGCGGTTAAGACTTGAACCGTGTAACCGTTCAGAGCTGAAGCGTTCGTTAAACCTTGCAATAGGACTAGCTGGCCAGGGACGAACGTGTTGGCCGCAGTGATTGTGCCGACGTTCGACGCTAGGACGGTTGTGGTCGGGATTCCTGTAGCCACGCCTGCGAAGGTTGCTCCACCGCTCTGGGTCACGACTGGGTAGGCTAGAACTCCAGTATCGGCGGCTGAGCTGACTGCACCACCGATCCCCGCCCATGTGAACGAGAAGGTTGTAGCTGTGGCAGCAGTGACGTAGACGAGTTGTCCGTTGGCCTTAGCGATATTTCCGTTCGCTGCTCCTTGGAAGACTACGAAGCATGGGGCCACGAGAGAATTAGGCGCGGTGATGGTTACCAAGTTAGCCGCTGTACAGACGCTCAGGGTGGAAGTTCCAGTCGCTGCTCCCAAGGTTAGGAACGTTCCAGACGGCGTGCCTGGGCCTTCAACTTGAAGCGTTCCTAGAGTGCTTTGATAAGCGAGTTCAAATTGCTGAAAAGAAGTCGACGCGCCAAGTTGAAGAACCCCGGCCAAGTGAATCCCGTCGAGCCCGAACAGCCCAGGCGTGAGCGGATAGCCTCCGGCAGGATAGCTCGAATCGCCGGTGATGGTGAACAGGCCGAACGGGGTAAGTCCGGCGAAGTCCAGCCCAGAATCCCCAAGTTTCGTAATCGTAAGCGCCATTTTCCGTACCTCGCGAAACTTTCAAATCTTTCAACTTAGAACAGGGGTAAATTGGCTTCGACGTCAGCCAAGTTGCTCGTGACTGTTCCGATGACCCAGCCGAGTAGCTTGTTGGTTGGGGCGGTGTTGACCGCAACGCCGGTCGGGGTCCAAGCAGTGGCTGAGCCGACGAGGCCTTGACCTTGCGAGGCTGAAGCGACGTAGGCTCCACCGATGTAGCCAGAAAGCCCGATGAACACGAAAGAGCCGTTCCCGCTGTTACGCAGGACAGAGATAGTGAACGCGGTTGTGCCCAGAGCAGTCGTGTTCGGCAGCAGCCAGCCTGCGATAGAGTTGGCGTCGGCTAGTTGGGATTCAGACTGGAGATCGGTGACTTGGGTGTAGGTCTCGTCCGTCCAGTAGACCGGGGCAGGACCGGCTTTGACGGCGGTCGTGTCGGTGCTTTTGAACAAAACGTATTTCACCCATAGCCCTGAGCCTGACCCCTTCGACGTTGAAGCAGTCAGATATTGGTTTGACTGCAATCCGCCCTCACCAGCTCCAAGGAAATAGAGCGATCCCAGAGGGTTCAACGCGCCGTTGTTCTGCACGGTAGAGACATAAGGATCAGCGGTCCCGAAGACTCCGTTGCCCAAGACCAAGTTGGACGAGATTACTGGGTAATTTGGTAACATTTTCTATTCTCCTCGCCCGATTGGGCAAGCTCAATTTCTATCAACCTACGACCAGATTACGACTAGCTCGTGACTCCAGTCATGATGAATCCCAACCTCGGGGCCGTCACCACGATATCTCCGCCGTAGATATTCTGTCCCGCCATATCGATAGAGTTCGGCAGCTCCTTGAAGCCAGTAAAGCCGAACGCGAACAACGGATCCTCGGACACGTAAGCGTCGATATAGCTGGTGTTCATGCCGAAGATATCTCCGGACGGGCAGTATTGATCGACCACCACGGCCATTCCGTTAAACAGGAAGGATTTGAACCCGGCTCCCTGGAGGTCAGGGTCTTCCTTGAACGTGCGTTGCAGAGGAAGCATCTTGGCCCAAAAGGAGTTGTAGATCGTCTGGGTCGTGGCAATCAGGTCGGGCTGGTTAGGTCCGAAGGTCGCTTGACCGTAGGCAGTTTGCAGAGAATTCAAAGTGAACGGCCCGGCGAGATTGATGTAGTAGCCGTTGATGCCGTTCGACGCGCCCGTGCCCACGGCTGAACGGGTGACGCCGCCGTAGGACGCGTAGTTCGTGCCATCGTCGTAACCAGCGAGGATACCGTCTAGCGCGATCTGACTAGACACCGTGCCTTGACCGTCGCGGTAGAAGTCCTGGATCAGCGCCTGCGCGAGGGATTGTTCCCCGTTGACCATCTTGGGCTCGATGAAGTTCATGACCGCTTCCGGGCCACGGTTCAGAGGGAGGGCGGTGCGCTGGATCGTTATATTGCTGTAATAATATTTGGGATTGAAGAACATCGCCGTCTGGGTCTGGACGTAGGAAATGTCGAACACGCCGCCCGGAGGAAACGGCCCGGCCTTCAACGGAGCGTACTGAAAGGGGACTTGGATCTGCAAGCCACCTTCAAAGGGCTTGGACATCTTGCCGCCCTTCCAGACTTTGACGAAGACTGGGCTAACCTTAAAGTACGCGTCGACCATTTCATTGGACACGTAGTTGACAGTTACGGCGGAGATGTCCCCATAAGTGAGCGCCATCAGTTTATCCTCTTATCTCGATCAACCTCTGACACGACTACCGCGTCAGACGGAAGATGCGGAGAATTTATTGCACGCAATTTATTTCGTAAATCCTCGTGTGCTTGAAGCTCTACAATCGAAATCTTTTTACCCTGCGATCCTTTAACCTTCAGCCGCATGAACGCCAGACCAATTTCAGCCTGTTCTCGTTTCATTATGAAATACGGCAAGCAATGTTCCAAGATCACGACCGCTCGCGTGTTGAACATCCGCCACGATTGGCAAACCTTGTTGCTCCGATAACTGGTAACTGCATTCTTGATCAGGTAAACAGCACCACTAAAATTGTTCTGTAGCCACTCATGTAAACGAGGGTCAGTCCCAGAAACGATGACCTCCAGGTGGTATTGGAGATTGGTATAGCCCTTACGCTTACTACGAGTGATTGAGATACAACCTTCTCCATCGATGAAGGCAGCTAAACGTGCCCAGTTTAGTTCAGACACTAAGGCGACCTTAGCTTCGAAATCTTCGCGAGACGTTAGAGGTCTAGCCATTAGGCCGCTGCCCCTTCTCTTGCCCGTTCAAGCTGCGCCAACCTCTCGGCAGCCTCCATAGCCCTAGTCTTTCCGTTTCCATCTCCGGTCGTCTTCTTCGCGTCGGCGATGATCTGCTGGGCCGGTGACATGGACGCAGTGTGCGTCTGGGCCGGGACGGACTGGGAAGAAGTGAATTGTTTCTTGGCTTCTTCGACTTCTTTCTTGACCCGAGCTTCGATTCGCTTTTCCGATACCCAGTTGTTGTAGGCCGCGCTGATCGACGGCCAGTTCGCACCGGATTTCTTCTGCTCGTTGACGTATTCGTCGAACTTAGTCAGGTCGAGGGACTCACCGAACTCCTTCTCGTGGGTGGACTCGATCCGGCTTAACTCATGGGACGTTTTCAGCGCTTTCGAGAGGATCTGTCCTTCGTATTCAGGGAGCTTGGAAGCAGGGATGAAATCCTTCTTCAAGGCGTCGAGCTTGCTGTCGAGCAGAGTGGTTAGCTCGGCTAGGATAGACTTGTTGTCCGGAGTTCCGTTGTTCCGCGCAGCAGCGGCCTGACGGTCAGCTTCGGCTTTGTCAGCCATGGCCTTGCGGTCTTTTTCCGCCTGTTCGACACGCGCCCGTTCAGCTGCGTCGTCTTGGTCGTCATCGCCTTCTTCGCCCGTGTAGAATCGGTACAGCCGCTCGCCTTCTTGGAGACGTTTGGCGACGTCGGATTTGGCGGCGATCTTCGCAGCGGCGTCCTTGCCGACTAGAGCTTCGAGTTCTTCCAGGATTGTTGCCATTTTGTGTAGTCCTTTTTCATTCCCCGAGATTTTAGATCTTACGTCCTAACTAAGCTGGAACCGGTTGTGTTTCCATTCCCCCACCGCCTGCGTCCGGAGCCGGTCCCTGACCTTCCATGGCAGTTGGCTGTGGAGCTTCCTTCGACGGACTACCAGCCCCGTCAGCCTTCACGAACTTATCGTTGTACTTCTGCAGGAGATCGGAGAACTGTTGGATCATGTCTCCTTTTTCCTTGTCTTCCCCAGCGGCTTTACGCCATTTCTCAAACACCCGGAACAACGTCTTGACGATTTCAACTTCGTCCTCTCCGGCGGGCTTCTTCTCTCCCGGAGGCTTCGGGCCGCCACCGCCGCCCGGCGCACCCATCCCAGCCATGTTCGAGTAGAACGAAGGTGGCGCAGGCGGCTTGGTGGGCGGGGCCATAGAAGGTTACTTAGGGCTAATCCCTTTCGACTTGTTCATGTGGCCCTCTGGGTAGCCGGTCTTAACATTGATCGGATCAGTTTCCTTCGGCCAGACAGTTCCTTCACGGAGGTCATGCCCGAACATGTGCATCTCGCCGCCCTGGATTGAAATAGTCGGCGGAGCGGAACCGAAAGACCGTTCCCGGACGTTCTCTTTCATCTTGGACTTGATTGGATCTTTGCTCATCTGATAACTCCTGGTGAGAAGGTTGAGGAGAGGTTAAACTTGAAAGATCAACCTCTCCTGGAATCCGCTTAGCGGACGTTAGCGCTTGTGCTTACGTCCACCCTTTTTGCGACCCTTTTTACGTGCCATCGGGTTCACTCTCCTTTTCTGAGATGTGAGGGTTTAGAGTTATGAATCCCGGCCTCCACCGTGATAATTAAGGACCGGTGAAATCCTTAATCGAGAATGAGCGTATAACACGTCTATAGCCGAAGTACAACAGAACAGAAAATATTTTTTACCTACTTGCCTTTCCCGTGTTGGCCTTTGCCGGTTAGAGCGGCGTTGGCAGCGGCTACGAGTAACTTCAACCGGGCTTCTTCGAGCAGTTCTTCCTTATTGCGTTCGAAGTTGAAGTTAGGCTCAATCAACCGGAACAAACCACGAGAACTCAAATCGCCCATCTTCCGTAGCTGGAATGCGGCTTGGATCTTGTCGTTCTTTTCAATGGCCAAGGTTGATCCGGGCTTGATCACGAAGCTGAACTTGCGGACAAACTCTTCTGGCTTCATTCCTGAAGGTCGGGCTTCGCCGTAGATCGGGCGATAGTCGGCGGAGGTGATACCTTTGCCGCCCAGGATTTCGATGCGATGACCGACGGAGTAGAACTGGAGCATGTTGCAAATGCCCATGTAGCCAGAGTCACGGAGGAAGCTTTCCAGAGCCCGAGATTGAACCCGGACTGGGGTAGAACGGGAATTCTTGATGGTTTCGAGCGCGTCTCCGCCGGGGATTTGCTTCTTGCCTAGAGCTTGGGTAATGGCTGAGCCGGTTGAAGTAGCTTCAGCTTCCTTTGAGATGTCCTGAAGATAGGTTAACACGAACGCTGGGAGTTCACGGCGAGCTTGGAACTCGGGAGCTTTCGGAGAGTTGTTGTTGTATTTAATCTTTGCGCCGTAGGCTCCAGGGTCGAGCGCTTCCCAATCGGCGGGCGGGAACGCGGCTTTGGGCGCGATCAATGTAGGCTCGATGATCGAGATGATCATGTCGAGGATTCCGCCGTTCACCCGGTTCAGGATGTTGTTCATCTGCATGATGGGCTTCATGGCAGGCATGCCCGAGAGCTTCCACGGAACGCGGAACGGGCGGAAGGTAGAGAAGGGGAATTTCGCGTGCCAGTAAGGGTTCGGAGAGTCAGCGAGCACGCAACCCCCAGCCGTGACGATCACGCGACCCCGAGGGTAGAGTTTCTCGCCAGGCTGAACGAGGTAGGACCAAGAGAATTTATCGTTCGGCACCCAGACCGGCTCGCTAGCTTCATTGACCGCATCATCGCGGAGCCAGAACTCTTTCAACATCGTCATTTGATATTGAGCAGAGATTGACTCGGGGACATCGCCTAGGAGTTGCTTGAGGACCGTGCCCATCCGGTTCCAGGATTCCTTGGAGACGTGTTTAGGCTTCATGACCTCGGAGCCGGAGAGGTCGGAGTATTGAGGATCAGGTTTTACCCGCCGGGCAGTTTCACCGTAGGTCCGCAACAAGTGTTCCAAGGTAACGACGTGGTAGTAGATCAGGCATTCGGCTTGCTGGAGATCCGTAGCCGCGCCGATGATCGCGAGGTTCCACGGGGCGATGGGGATCATTTGAATATCGCCCATGCCGCCGTTCAGGGAAGAGTTCCACTGAAGCTTGGCGTAACCGGTGTGGAGAAGGCCATAGGTAACGATGTCTTGGAGTGTGGCTTCGAAGTCGGAACGGAGAGCCCAATGGACAGCGAGCTGATTGAGCATTTCCTCGAACTCGTTGAAGTCGCCTAGGGAGTTGAACAGTTTGACTTGGAAGTCTAGCGCGAGGTCGGTTAACAGGCCGACGTTCTCCCAGAAATGCTTGTGGACCTTGTTAACCACCGGACGGGAACGAGCCCGGCGCATTTTCTCCGTCCATTGCTTTCCTTCCAAGTAATCCATGAGCTTCATGGTGTCGCGGATTTCTCTCTCGCGATCTTTGTCCTGCATGGATTGCTGGAACAGGGATTCGGTCCACTGGATGACGGATTCTTCGAATTCCAGAGGCGAAGTTGGGATAAGCGCGGGCATGGACAGGTCAGAGGGAGGATAGCACGCAGGGGGGAAGGAAGGCTATTTGAAGTAGAACTAAGTTGTAGCGTCGGAGCGCAGACCGGCAGCGTGGAGGATAGGGGCTAGCAAGTCGAGTTGTTTCTGCATGGCTTCAATCGTGCGTTCCTGTTCCTTGGCGTTGTGAAGCATGGCCACGATGTCCTTTCCGGACTTAACGCCTTGGAGTTTCAACTCCTTGATCTCCGGGCCTTCGATGAAGATTATCGAGTCATCGGCTAAGGCTGCGAACACGGTTCTCAGGGTTACCAGGAGACGACCGGAGAATTTATCGTTTAATCTCTCCCATAAGGTAGGGTGAATCCATATCTCCCGTTTGACGTCGGTGTCCGCTGGTTGCTCGATGATTTTAGTTTTGATCATCTCGATCAGCTCGCCGCGCTCGGACATGGCCATTAGTTCCTTGTACGAAAATTGATGTGAAAATGTGCATTTAAAGAGGAACATATCACGGGAGAGGACCACGTCGACGTTGTTACGTTTACAGGTCGGGCAGAATATGTAGGAAGACCGTGGGTCCAACTGGGGAACGATGTTCTGGGGCATAGGCTACTCTAACTACTGGATCTTATCTATCTTTAAGATTGGTTTACTTGGACTCTTCGGAATTAGGCTAACACCATTCCACAACTCCCCCATAGGACCGTCACCCACATAAACTTTTCTGTCATAAACATCGTCGATTTTAGGGGCTACAGGCAAAGTCCAAGAATTAAACTTGTAGAAAATCCACCAAGAAAAATTGAACAATTTTTTGGCAAACTTCAACCTAAAAACCAAATCCAGATCTGGATGTTTCCTAACATAGGACGCCCAGGCTAAATTACGTGCAGCTTTGTAGGGATTACTGCCCACAGCAGACTTTATCACAGGACCAGCCGCATGGACGTACATGATAAAGGCCATGTTGTCGTAGACCAGATTAGGGCCAAAACAATCCAACAGATGAGAAGAAAATTGACGCTTGGCAGGCTCAATGCCGTTGTATATTGTCGAGAACTCTTCAGTTGTCAAACATACTATTGGAATCTCCTTGTCATTGTATGAAATGGTTTTGGGCCTAGAAGACCAAGGAGGAAAACTACGTGCAGGTAATTTGAGAGTCACTTCAGATTTGATCCTCGACAACAACGCACGGTGGTTCATACTCGACATGCTAATCCTACAACTATGAAGTAGTCAAGATCAATCTTCTTCTGAGATCGCTCCGCCGCCTTCGTGATGGTTCAAGTTAAGCAGATCACGCATTGCCATCACGGCATCAGGCAAAATATGACGGTCCTTCATTCCGTAGTTAGCATACAATTCACGTTCAGCTCCAGCAGCGTCAGGGGAGTGTATCGGCGACCAGCAAGTGTTGGCCTTCATGGCTTGGACCGCTATTATGCGCCAGGGCAATTTCACTTTATAACGGTCTTCCATCTTCTGAATCAGGTTCTTCCCCTCTTCTTCGGAAGGGACTTGTTCGATCTGTCGCATGTACTGATCGTAGATCGCATAGACGGAAGGAACCTTGGGCCTGTTATCCTCTGTCCTTCCGCTGGAACCTTCGGATAGTTGACCACCGAGCGCCAGACGTTCTCGAAGCGCGGTTAGCCCGATCCCCGCACTCATTACCATGTCATCGTTGTTGTCGATTCCTGCGACCTTGATCTGGTCCTCGTAACGTCCGAAATCGCGCATTTCTTCGATCAGATGTTTGTCACGAATGATAACGGTTTTATCGATCAGGGCTTGATTCATCCGGTTGATCATCTCCGGACGGGTCTTCGAAGAGGTCATCCAGTGGAAGTAGAGAGTCAGGGCGTTGGTGACCTTGTCGAGATGCTTCCAGCGATAGAGGTTAGGGTAGTCTAGTAGCCATCGCAGATCGTTACCGGTTGTGATCCCGTATCCCGTGTACTCAACCGCGATCTCGGCCATGTGATACCAGACGCCAAGAGCGGCGAGGACTCGGGCGTAGTGGGAAGGGTCGATCAACCCATGCCATGAGGCGACCTGAACATCAGGCTCGCCCAGAGCGCCAATCCGCCAGACGCAGGCAGCCGAGAAGTCTCCGCCGTCGCCTGAGCTGCAATCCGCGCCGATGTAGTACTCGACCGCGTCGGATTCGTCCGGGAGTTCCCAGACCCAGAGACGGTCGAGGAATTCTGCTTTGTCTAGGAGGTCATGTTCTTCCGGCGGACGGAGTTTCGGCCCGAGGCTAGAGCTGAACGTCGGTTGAGTATCGCAACTAGTGAATTGAATCTCCCCAATTAAGATCGGTGGACGGCAGTTCTGCGATTCCTGTTCGTTCAGGCATTTCCGAGGAAACGCACAGAGGCCTGAGGAGACGAAGGCTTCGCCAGGGGTTATGGGGTAGGACTCGGCGTGAGTTTCGTCCGAGCCGGTAGCGTTGATCGTAGCTTGAATCTTCCGCCGACGCCATTTGAAGAAACTGGAAGGGATGGTGAAGTTGTCGAGTTCTTTCACCTTTAGACGGATGGTTCGTTCGTCATCGGTTAGAGTGAATTTCTCCCCGGCTTTCAAGGGAATGGAATATTTCCGGACTTTGTAGACTGGAATGAAGATCGGCGTCCATTCAGATTGCCCACGTTCCGCTGCCATCCACATGTTGTAGAACAGGCCAGAACGCCCGAACGCTGTGGACTCCATGATCGCCAGAAGGTCACGGGCGTTCATCGAAGGCTCGATGTCACCTGTCCAAACGTCGGCATCAGGCCAGCGGCTGACTTCACTCGCATGCAAAGTTCTCACGGTCCGACCGATTAGGACCCCGGATTTTCTTTGAGCATTGGATACAAGCAACGTAGAATCTAGTCCTGGATCAGTCTGCCGTTGTCTCTCATCCGTCCGGGTGAACATCATGTGGCGTTCTTGCTGGACCGAGCCCCGTTCTGGCTGCATCCACCAAGGGAGGTTGTCGTAGGCATAGGTTGAACGACGCCAGAGTTCAGCGGTGGTTTCTTCGTCCTGGGCCATAATTACCGAGAACACGCGAGGCTCGAAGATCGTCCGGTGGAAGACGATCCCGCCGACGAAGGTGGTTCCGCCGGTTTGCCTAGGCTTGAGAACGATTCCCCGGAAGCAACCGTCCTGCGCCCAGCCTTTTTCCATGGCCTCGAAGATGATTTCTTGTTGATCGAGGAACGGATACATGGTTTGAACGTGGCCGTGCTCGTCACGGATCAGGTGGTAGTTTTCCAGATAGTAACGACGGGAGAATTGACAGAGTTCGATTTGTTTATCAACCCAGTCGAGTTCAGATTGATCAAGAGAATTCCAAGCTTGTTGAAGGTCGAAACCAGTTTTAGTCGGGAACTGGAGAAGTTTCTCGTCTAGCAGGTCAATTGCGTCATTTAGGTTGTTGTCTCTACGAGGAACTCTCATCTTTGATTACCTCTTCTTCAACATCGTCCTCGAACTCAGCGTCTTCAATGAGCGGTACGGGATCGCTGGAGTCTACGTCATTGGTCAG